AAGTAAAATCGTAAAAAGTTAACTTTCCGGGCGCACGTCCTGTGCGCCCCAACACGCTTTCCTCTGCTTACGCATCCGGAAAGCTGTGGTGGGGCTTACCTGTAGCCATTATACAAGCCTCAAATGTTCGAGGAAAGGATCTGGGCCGTTTCTAAAACCATCTTAATTAGACGCTTATCATCTAGGGCATAAGCAGATTCTCTAGGATCGAAGGAGGACACGAAGATATTCATTCTTCCTCAATCCTCTTCAGTTTAGGAAGTCTAGTATCGCATGGTGTAGTAGTTAAACCAACTTCTTTTATAGTCCAGCCATCAACAAAAACACCATTTCTTTTAGTAATGGTTCCACCCACAACACCAGTCAAAAGTTCTGCCAGTTCGGGAGAGATCATTGATTCATCAATAGTAATTTCAGCCAAGACCTTGTCTTCTTCAACTTTTAATAGAGCTTTCCCTATGGGTTTTTCAAAATTTTCGTATACTATCACATCTGGATTTGGAATAGAAACGTTAGTAGTTAGGATATCGCCAGATAAATCGGGTTGACCGTCTATAATAGCTATAGTTGCTTGGTATTTCATTCTTTTTCCTCAATCCTATTCCACTCATCTGCAAACCGATTGTTCTTGATATAACGCTCTACAAAAGCTTCTACGTTTCCACCATAATCAAAGGCTAGAATGTGGTTGATATAGGCTTCCATTTGGGCTTCTCCTGCTTCAGGGCCTTGATGTTCTTCCGTTTCTTTAATTTCATGACTACCATACCAGCCGTCGTCGTCTTTCCATGTCCAACGGAAATAGTACTGATCGCATGTTGTATTGTAAGAATAATAAAGTGTGTCGTCGGGACGGTATTTCATATATCTGATTTTAAACTTACCCCAAGTAGCCATAGTTACACCTCTAGTTGATAATCTCTATAACACATAGCACACATTTCGGTGCCATCGTCTTCTTCTAAACCAAAATACGGGAATTGACAACGGCATCGGCAACAAATACATTCCATATCCTTAATCCTACCACCCTATTTCCCAAAAGTCAAGTCTTTTATCTTATGATATATAAGGATTAAGGAGACCTACAAGAATGTCCCATAGAAAAGCTAAGACTACACCAAAAGTGTTTATCAGTGACCGCGAGCTAATTAAGAAGAAAGTGTTGAATATTACAGGGAGAATTGCCGAAATTATTGGCGGCACGCTTGGTCCTGGCGGAAAGTTGGTTTTAATCGAGAGTGATCTACCCGGAGTACAAAACCGTGTTTCTAAGGATGGTTTCAATGTTTTTTCTGGAATAGGGGCAATTGATTCGGTTGATCATGTTATTATTGAAACCGCTAGGGACTGTGCTCAACGCGTGGGCGAAGGCGCTGGAGATGGAACCACCACAACTACAATTCTAGCACATCAGCTCATTAAGAATATTTTTGAGTACTGCCATAACAATCCCCGATATAGTCCACAAAAAGCTGTGCGCAAAATCAAAAAAGCTATCAGTGAAATTCTAGTTCCATATATTCGCTCAAGAGCTATTAAAATCGATGGATCAAATACTGAACTTCTCAAGAAAGTTGGCACGATTAGTGCAAATGGTGATTCCGAAATGGCCAATAAGGTTTATGAGTGCTTTGAGATGATTGGATTTGGAGAAGGCTCCCATATTACTATCAAAGAAGTTCCTGGACCAGAAGGATATGAAATCTCAAGAATTGACGGTCTGCCCATCTATAGTGGACTTGAAGATCTAAATCGTTTCAGTAACGTTTTTATTTCGGATATCGGAAATCAAAGGGCTTTTTTGGAAAAGCCACTTTTTGTATTATTTGATGGAATGGTTAATGATTTAATTCAAGTCACAGACATTCTCAATCAAATCGGAGAAAAGTATTCTGAAGGAGATCAGAATTTTAAAAACACGGTTATTGTAGCACATGGATTTTCCGACAATGTTCTGACTACTTTAGCTCTCAATTTTGCTAATACTGCCACAATGAATATCATGCCTCTTAAGACGCCAATGCGTCAATTCCTCAACTCTCAGACTGCTTTTCTACATGACTTAGCGGCTTTTACAGGAGCTAAAGTATTTGGACTAAAAGATCAGCTTGCGAATGCCACACTTAATGATTTGGGTTCAGGCATGGAATATTTCGAATCCTATCGATTTCGTTCTACTGTGGTAGGAGATCCAGAGCCAATGAATGTGGAGATCCGTGCAGCAGACTTAACTAAGATGACCGAAACCTCAGAATCAAAAGCTGAAAAGATCTGGCTACAGGAACGAGTTGCTCTTTTAACTTGTGGAATTGCCAAGTTTACCATCTTTGCGGGTTCTGGAGCAGATCTCAAGGAAAAACATGACCGCTGCGAAGACGCAACGATGGCTATGCGTTCGGCTATTAAATATGGATGTCTGCCAGGTGGTACACGCCTTGCAATCGACATGGCCGTTTTATTAGCTCAAGAACTTCCGGAAGGAGATCCAGCTCGGGATGTGTTGATGGAATCTCTATTGAGTTTGCCTAAGACTTTGTTAGATAATGCTGGGTATAATCCAGAAGAAATTGCAGAAGTTATCAGTAAATTAATTGAACATCCAGAACTAGTTTATGACGTAGAAAATGAAGTTTATGGCGATGCAATGGAACTTGGTCTTTTCGATGCCACTAAGTCGGTAGAGGAATCTCTGGTTTCTGCAGTCAGTATCGCCGGTGTCTTAGGAACATTGGGTGGAATTGTAGTGGCTCCAAGGGATGGCGAATATGAGCGTTCAGAAGCTAAGGCAGATGATGAATATATGAAAGCTGTTAACGATCCAACACAGTTCAAAAATGAAGCCAACGAACGTTTTTAATTATTATCTTGACTTTTGAATTGTAAAAGTATAATCTTTAACATAGAGTATAAGCGTGCCTCTTTAAAGTTCGCTTTGGTCCTCTCGGTAAAATACAGGGGTAAGAGATGAAAATCTCCTACCCCTTTTTATTTTAAGTCCTCTCGGCAGGAATCGAACCCACATCTCCGATTTAGTTAGAATAGTACTATATCAAGTAAATTTATAACTAATTGTTTTTATTGTTAAATTATTAACATTTACTTTAAAAACCAATCTTTACTCTATGGCCGAAGAAAAACCTAAAACTGGTCCTACTTGGATTCACGGAAATGCCTCAAATCAACAAATCGATAGTTCTGGTGAGATTGTTGACTTAGCCGGTTTAGACTGTAGTTCACTCACTCAAGGCTGTTTCAATTGGGAACACCAAAATTCTCAACCAAATCAAGTAGTTGGGAAGATTTTGGAATATAAAAAAATCTTCTCAGAAGCTGATTGTGAAAATGAACACCACAAATATTTTTGGAATAAATGTAAGGTTCCTTATCTTTACGTAATGGGGCGTCTTTTCGATGATAAAAAAGAATCTTCTAAAGAAGTCGCAGCGTTATTTGTAGATGATGCTGAACATCCAGATGAACCTCCAATGATTGGATTTTCAATAGAAGGTTCCAAGATCAGTCGTACCGGAATTACTGTAGATAAATCAATAGCTAGACGCGTAACTTGTACCGGCACGCCGTGTAATAAGGCCTGTATAGCAGAGTTGGTTCCTAATCCAGATATTAAACAACAAACCGACTCCGACTCCATCTTCAAATCTGAACCCGCTCATACTATAGAATTATTGAGTAAGGCCGAGACGGGCCATGAAAAAGGTATTCATAGATCGCAGCCAGAACTCGGACTCGGAACTAGCAAAAATCGTTATCAGACCATGGCTGGTACTAAAACTGGGAAAGAAGCGCATAAAAAAGTCCTTAGCGAAATGAAACAAATGCCTAAACCAAATCTCGGTAAAGCCGAAGTCCCTGGCTCCCACATCAAACCCGCTCATGCGTCCCCAACTCCTTCTAAAGCCGTAAAAGGCGCCCCAGGCTGGTCTCACGCTGGTGGTGGTAACTTCCAACACCCTGAGCACGGAACCGTCTCTGTGATCAAGGAGGGCGGCCAATTCAACGTAAAGCATCGTGGTGCTCTTGCGGGCGTAGGTGGCAAAAAGGGTGCTTTCGGATCTTCTCAAGAAGCCGGAGCACATGCAGGCGATTACATGCGTAGTCTCAGCCAAGGAAAGACCGCTGGCGCCCAGATGCACGATAGACCCGCTAATAACATGAACAAAGCTCAGGTTCCAGGAAGTAAGTATCCGCCAAAAGAGAACAATGTGGCCGGAACATCGCAGTACAAAGCTGCTCCCCCTAAATTCGGACCTATTAACCCTGCCAGCCCAGTCGCTCCTAAGCCTAGCCTAGGTAAATCCAACAACGTTGGCCCTAGAACAGGTGGTGGACGTATGGGAATGGGTATGATGGGCGGCACCGGAATGAATCTGCCACAGGAAAGTACGGACAAGAAAAATGCTAGGGGTTTGTTCAACCCAGACGTAGATAAGATCCAGACCGGTAGAGGTATGATGGTTGGCGGTATGGGCAAGAATGAAACCGGCCACGAAAAGGGCATCGCTACGAAACCTAACTCCAACTTTAAAGAGGGTGTCTCTACTGCTGGTGCAGATGTTAGACTCGGAGACACTGGGGCAGCGAAAAAGCAATCTATCGGTCGCATGATGGAGGCTTCAAAAATTAAACCCAAATTAGTTGCGTCTGAAAAAGATGGAAATCTAAAGAAAGGGATGTCTGCTGGTTCTGGAATGGCAGCTCCTGGGAATTTGAGTGGCGGAGCGGCTTTGGCCAAAGAATCGCTAGATAAGAAGATGAAGAAATCGCAACTATTAATGCGAGCCGAACAAGAGTACAAGACTTGGACCAAAAGAGAGCAATTCGAGAATTTCATGGCTAAGCACATGCCGGGACTTACTAAAGGCGAAGTGACAGCCATCGGGCAAACCCTAGCCTTAAGGAAGTCTTTGAGGGCGGAAAATAAGTTGGCTAAAATGATTGTGGATACCGGCCAAGACTCTTACGTTAATAAAAAAGAAAAGTAAAATTATACGTATATACGTATACTTGATTTAAATAAATATACGCCGTATATACGTATATTGTTAAGATTTCAAAAGGCTTCCTATAAAAAGGAGGCCTTTTTTATTTTAGGCTTGACTTTTGGAGAAAACAGAGGTAGAGTGGCTACATGGAAGATAAATGTAAATGCAACTCCGAATCTGATTATGGTTGTCATGGCGTTAGAGATGGAGAAGTCTATTCCGAATTTTATTGTAAATCATGTTATCATAAAAAAGACAAAGAATGATTGCTCTAATAGCCCTATTATCGGCGGCGGCCTGTCCTCAAACCAAGGTGGTTAATCGAAGTAACTTGCCATGGAACGACTGGGACAAAAACAGAATGAATTACTGTAAGGAAAGATGTCCTTATGAGTATTCGGATTCACCATGCCTTAAGGCATTTTTTAAGTTGGGCGCTAGAAGTTATTATTGCTTATGTGGTAAGGCTAAGGATTAAAGTATCTGTAAACCACTACGGCCGCACAGTCGTTGTGGACCCATTTAGATCCTGGCATTTTCTCCATCCTTATTTGCCATTCTTCCAGTTTCGGTTCTAGCTTGGCGCGAACATCGTCGCAGTTCAATTCCTTGGCGTCGTAGTCTGTGGCAAGTCCCACTTTGTGGGCTGAATTTCTTGCTCCTTTTACCAAAGCATTATAATCCTGACCGTTATGTTCATGTCCTGGGCAATTTAGGATTGGTCTAATCCAGCAATGTACATTTAATGGGACGCCCAAGAAATCGCGGATCAAATCCATTTTAACTGCCTGTTTTAAGATATTGGCCTTTTCTTCTTCCGATGGAGAATGTATTACTTGCCATGACGGCAACCAACACGCTTCTTTTACGGTGAAGTGTTTTGAGATCTTTGCCGTAGGATTGGTCCAGTCTATCTGTGAGCTATCCGCAATCTTGCCTTCCACAGGCATTTCTATGCCAAGTGGAATACTAATCTCTACAGCGGCCTTCCCTTGAGCCTTATTGGACAGAAAACTTAGTAATAATTTACCTAAAGTCGTCCATATCGAATCTGGCATGAAAATCTCCTTGACAATTGAATCTTTATCTTGTACTCTATTACATAAAGATTGGGCTATATAATGAAAATTATAATCAACTTTGGATATAACGGGCTCAAAAAAGAAGTGACTTGGTATCGAGACATAATGGATTTTCCCAAACTGATTAAGTTTAGGGGTGATCGCTGGGAATGGGCTATATACAGTAATACAGGAAAGGACTACGAGCTTACCTTTTCAAAATTAGCGACACACGATCCTCTTTTTTCAGCAAATATGCCAAGTTTTGAGGATATGTTCGAGTCCAGTTTCAGCGCATCCAACGATTGCGCTTGTGGAGCACTCTACACATCCTTCCCTCAGTTTCACATGGTGTTCTGTCCTAAGTGGAAACGCTGGGAAGATATTAAATGAAGTACAAGATCCTTTATGTAGAGCTAGCGGAGTTGTTGACTAGATTGGGCTGTCAAGTGTGTGATCACGATCTATTAGGGTACTGTTTCCAACCAGGAAAGAGTAGGGGATTCATAGTTATTAGGCCCAATATGAACTATAAGGAGAAGTACTTCATTTTGAGCCATGAGGCCGGCCACTTGTTTAGACTCACAAAAGACAAGAAGCTGCGATGGACGGCAAAAATTAAGACAGAAGAAGAAGCGAATTTATTTGCAGTTAAATTACTTAAATTTAATGAAATAGAAAGAGAAGAGTATTACAAGATCTATGCCAAAGCCAAGGAAAAGATGAAAAAAAGAAAAAAGTCTTGGTTTGAAATTTAACTTGATTTTTAAAATAGTTGTGATATTGTAATAAATAGGAGTGACTTAAAATATGATTAATGGTAAAAATGCTCAACACATTGTTTTAAACGAAAGTCAGATGATAGGCTTAATTAGCTATTCCGTTAGAAACGTAGTGGACCTACAAATACAATCGGGTACGAAGGTTCATAATAACTTTAAGATCATGCTAGTTTTGGACTGTGTTATTCCTGAAATTTTTCCAGAGCACAGTATGGAAGGAATCGAAGCTACGGATTACGACAAAGAGATCGTCTTCGAATCGCACTTGGTCGAACCACTAGTACCGTTCTCAACAAGCGTGTTCAGGGTTAACGACAATAGCACCAAACAAAAGTTTTGGGGTGTAGAACTTATCGTAAACCAAAAAAATATTAGAGATTTTATTCAGGCGCTAGGAGAAATTGAAAACGAATGGAACGAAGTAGATGCTATGGACGAAAGTCTAAAAGAGCCTACTGAAGGATCGATCTTAATTAAAGGAAATGAGACACTGAACTAATGGGCCAATATTCTTTTATTTTACCAATACTTTTTGCAATCTGGATACTTTTAATTGCCATACGTGTAGCGCGTTATGTCGACAAAAACCTTGTAAAGAATTCTGTTAAGGAAGTAGAAGAAAAGGCTTGCCCGCCCCATATGTGGAGGTGGCTAGATAAGCCTGGAGAAGAAGGTAAACAGTTTATTTTGTGCTTGAGATGTAAAAAGACACCTGGACAAGTTACCGACGGTACTTAGGCCGCTTCTCTTTGCTCTTTGAGCGCATTGTATCCGATACTTTTAAAGGTAATGTGACCTTTTTTGTCGAAGCCCCAATCTTCTGGCACATAAAAAATTGTACATCTACAATGAGGGTGCTGACCCAAAATGCTAGGAAATTGTTCTCCACGTTTATAATATCCCGCAGATAGCTCTGATAGCCTATAAAGTTTGGGGGTTACTCCATCAGGCATTAGATTAAGTTTTACACAAATGGGGCAAGTCGAGGCGTCTCTAATTACTGCGAATCCAACAACAGGATCTTTATCTCCGTCGGCTGCGGCGGCACGACTAATATCCATTGTCATACCTAGGTTCCTGGCCTTGGTGGATTCCGATGCAGCTATAGCTTCTAGACCAGACCTAGCCCTACCAAACTCTTCTTCGATAACCTTATTTAATTCATGCTCGGGTATTTTGTCGTTTCCAATTCTAGCTTCTCTGGCTAGACCCTCAATTCTTTGAATTATATTAGAACTTGTTTTATTTTTAAGAATGTCAATGTAACTAGCGGCGCCAGAGAGGACGCTCCTAAGAACTTCGTTCTCAACATTGTTGAGCCATCTATTATTCATTGATTGAACAAACAAATTGGCCAAACCAATGTTTTGTTCAAAACCAATTAGCATCATCTTTTTTTGTTGTAATTTTGGAACTATGCCTATAAAACGAAGGGCTGCTTTGTCAAACAGATCTCTGACTACTCTATCAATTTGATCTTTGGATTGAGCAGATAGGCCATACATTTGGATTACTTCTTTGTAATACCATCGATATTTAGAACAGAGGAAATATCGCTAGCTGCCTTAGACTCATCTTTTGCCCACTTAGCAAATACATCCCCAATAATTTTTTCTTGCAAGGAAAGTGCTTTTTGGGACTGTTCGGGAAGATTGGCTTGTAATTTAGGGGTTATTGTAAGCGCAGGACGCCCCATCTTGGTGCTTTTAATACTTTCCATGGATTTAGACAAAGAGATTTGAACCTGAAGGCTACGAATATCCGAAAGAGTCTTTTTCAGGTCACCTAAATCTAGGGAAGATATTTCGGATTTTCCGAGCATTCCTTCAAGTTTTTGGATGTGCTGGTCCAATTCATCACCATTAGGATTTTGAGATTGCGGTTGACCCGGTTGACCTTCGGCTTGTTGTCCTGGTTGTTCGCCTTCTTCGCCGGGTTGCCCTGGCTGTGGTTGTCCGTTAGCGGCCATAGCCATTTGAGAGGCTTCGGCTTGTTGCTGGGCGGCTTGGTCAAGTTGGGCTTGTTGAGCGCCTTGTTCGAAGCCCAATCTCCAGGCCAAGTCAACGGTCTCTTGGTATTTAGTTTTTAGATCTAAGTATTTTGCTTTGTAGTCTACTAGAGGCATATTAGGCCACCTTCTTTTGTTCTACGCCCAAAAATTCTAGGCATTTATCGATACAGGCTTGCTTGTCCTTAAGCCAATCTTCTTCTTTGATATGCAGAATTGTAATACCCTTAGTTGCAAACCAAGCGTCTTTGATTTCATGGTAATTACGGATGTCTTCGTCAGACCATTTGGCTTTTCTTTTGTCTTTTCTCATTTTTTTGAAAGAATGAGTATAAGTACCATCAAATTCGATTCCTAGTTTTAGTTCTGGAATGAAAATGTCAACATCAAAACCGTAAATAAAGGGTTTATTCTTAATTTTTACTTTACGATCGCGAAGCTTTTTAATAGAAGAAAAAAGGGGTTTTATGGCATCAAAAAGTTCCCACTCCATCAAAGATGATGATCTATCCTTTTCCATATGAGAACAGATTATATTCAAAATTTTTGCTCTTCCTGTTGCTAGATAAGCTGCAGGACTATGTTTAGCAAAAAGAGATTTTTTTGTGTATTTAAGAGCCTCTTCTTGTAATTTATCGAAAGTCCATTTGAAATTATAGTGGTCTTTACCGGAACTGTACTGTATTTCTGGCATATGAGCGCACACTATAGACAGTAATTTGTTTCGAACAGCATAACTATAAGCAGCTGCATTTCTTAGACAAAAAGCCCTTCTCGTTTTATATTTTTTAGCTTCTTTTATGCAACTTTCTAAATCCCAAATAATGTTGGAATCCGACATATGAGCACAAATTAGAGGCAATAGTCCTCGTTTATAAGCCGCATGATAGATTCTTGGACTTTTTGTCATAAACTCTATCTTGCTGGTAAATTTAAGACCTTCAGTTTTATATTCTGGTATACTCAATCTAAGCCAACCCATACTATTCGTCATCCTGATCACAAGATAACATGTCTTCTATCTCCATGTCAAGCAATTCTTTTAGTAATTGCGGACTTCTAGGAGCGTATAACGCTTTTACGGCATTTGGGTTAATTTGCATCATTAATTGCATATTTTGGAGACCAAAAGGATCTCTTTTAAATTTTAAAAGTGGATCGAATATTGCAGATGGATCGCCAAAGAATCTATTTTTAATTTGACCCACACTTAAATAATAGTCGGCTACTTGGCGGTACCGTTCATTAAAAGGGACCTTGCCGCCAATCGCTTCTCCGACTGGTTCTAAGTCAACTTCTTGTTGAAGAGTATCGTAATCGTAAAACAATGAAGAGTCTTGTTGTAAACGCGCAGCTTCTTGCTCTTTACTTTCCGCATCAAGTCCTACAAATCTAACCTCTACCATTTGCGCAAGTTCGGGATCGATAATTGGAACTAATCGTTGATTGAAAAATATCTGCCAACCAAGAATTAAGGGGCGTAATCCAGAATCGCGAGAAGCTTCTAATTTAAAACTATTATTGCTTTCTGAAAGTGTTTGACTATTGGTTCCTTTCGAAAGATGTCCAAAACCTGGGATCTCATCAGGTGACACACCAAATGATGATAAAATATTTCTACAAACTTGGTCATATGTAAACGCGAACTCACCATTCTCAAGTTTATCATTAGTTGGAGTCCATTCGACTGAATCTTCTTTTGCAATTCCAAAAATAGGGGTTCTAAAAGCATTAGAGACGGAATTGATAGATGCATTGAACTGCATTTTTATAGCGTCAAGCATCTGCTGATCCACTTCATCGCTCTTTATTACTAACATTCCCTTAGCTGATTTTCCGTTTGAAAAATATGTTTTCCAATAAGCATCAATAGAAATATGCGTTGTAACAGAACCAACACAACAATCTAGCGGAGAAACTCCATAGCCATTATGTTCAATATCAGTGCTAGGAAATAAAGTATAGTAAATTAATTCATCGTGAGTAAAAGCCTGTTTAGGCTGCATTTCTATAACTTGCAACCAGGCATATTTATCTTCTTTAAGCTTTGACATGTCGATATCAAATTTGATACCTTCCATAGCCTCTAAAGCTTTGATAGCAAGTTCACGAAGATTGGAACCGACTTGTTCTCCACGACGAACGGCGCGAAAAATGGTTGCAACGTCTACTGGACGAAATCTATGAAAAGGAAAGTTTCCATTAGAGTCTGGCTGTACATCGCGATCATAAATAATTTCTGTGGCATGTGATGCGAAAGAAAGTCCGTTTATGGTTTGAGTACTCAGGAACTCAGCAAGAGTCATTTGATCTTGATGTTCAAGACCTTCGGTGTGTCCGCAATTCAATAAAAGTTTTTCTAGTCTTTTGACTCGTTCTGCAACTTTTTTATATTGATCAGGAGTAAGAATTTTTAAAAACTCTGGTTTGATCTCAATTTCCATCCCGATATCGAAACGATCACGTCGCAAATGACCGTAAAGTTTCATTATATTACCCCTAGTACGCAAAATTGCTGCTACTAGTTGATCGGTAATTCGGATGGTCTTAATTAGTTCGGGTGGGAGTAAACGAATCCTCGGTTTAAATAGCCCAAGGAAATTTGCTTGGGGAGCTGGCAATTCTGAAAAAGCAAGACTTGGTGCTTTTTTCTTGGCCGATCCCGTAGTTTGTTTAATGAGTTGACTAAGAGGGCCTTCAGATTTAGCCAAGGATTCTATAGATATCTGACCCAGTGCGGATTCTAACGCTGATATGCCGGATTCGTTTACTGGACTGTCGCCAAAACTTAGGGCAATTTTTTTCTTGTCTTTTTTGTCTGACATATTACCCTTATTATATCATTGCTGACTTATTCGGCCGATAAAAGTGTCACATTAGCCACATTAATGGAGTTATTAGTAACCGATAGGCTATAAACGACACCATTCAAGAGAAATATGCCTGGGAATATAGATCCGCTCGAAACCGTGGGCACAATTGTAGGACCGGGACTTCCACCGTTTAGGGTAAGAGTTAAGTTTTGATCACTTTCCATGTAAACCAGAGTTTTCGCCATGCTGTAAACTGCGACCTCGGTCGTGATACCGCTTTGAGCTGGCAACAGGCCCAAAAACGAGAATTGTAAGTAATAATCGGTCACCAGAGTAACTATATAAGACCCGAAAGAAATCGGGCTAAATCCACTGGAAATAACTAGGGTGTCACCAACTTGAACCCCTTGAGCCCCAAAAATCCTAATTTGATTTGCATACCCTGACCCTAAGGTAATTGGACCTTCGACTATGCCGGTGGAGTTGACGACCGAAAAGCTTGTACTGGTGGTGGAAATGATTTGCCAAATACCGGTAGCTCCCTGATTTGACAAATTGAAGTCGCTTCCAATGAGAACATTATCCCCTGGCTGCACCGAGACTAGATTAAAGGGCGTACTTCCCCCTGATAGCTGGATGCTAGCACTCAAAGACGGAACTTGGGTTCCTGTGCCAGCAGTTAAAGTGATTTGGTTGGATGGATGGGCTGTATTCCAATTGCTAATTAAAAGAGAGACATTGGACGAACCATCTCCTGTCAAAAGTACGGAATTCCCGGATACGCCTAGAACGTTTGCTGTTACGGTAATGCTGGAAGTTAATCCAGATACTAGACCAACGAAAGAGGCGTAAGTCCCTGGAGCGGAGAAGGTTAGAACAGGTCCGTTAAGAGAAGTCGTTACTTGTGTTGTAGCATCAGCGCCAATACTTCTTAATACGCGAAAGGTGGGGGCCGTACCTGCTGTATTGGTTAATTGGTAAATGCTGGTCTGGAATGGCGCCAACGCTAGGCTATACTGGGTGGTGCCATCCTGAGTTAATGATACGGTGCCACTAAACAAACTTTGAGTACTTCCTGGAGGAACCTGGAACGTCTCAGATAGTGCAGAAGATACGGGCGACTGATTTTCTCTGGTCCATTTGAAAAAGCTCATGGAAGGGGAATTTGAGGAACAAGAAGAAAAGGGAGAACCCTCGTAAGCTTGTAAAAAGACTAGTGTTCTTAGTGTACCCATGGAATTGCTCCTATCAACTTAAAGATTCGTATTTTATTCGGTACAAGTTAACTAACTGCCCGTCCAGGGCAGTTTTGGGGCGAAAGCCCAAACTTTTTCAACTGCTTTACGGTTTCTTGCGAAACCTCCAAAGCTTTATCGAGAGCATACCTTGCCCCGGC